GCCAGAGCGTTCTTCAAGCCGTTTACCAGCTTGCCGCCAGCGGTCTTTGCGGCAGTTAGAACCGCCGTGCCGATTTTTCGGAATGCTCCGCTTATGCCGTGTGCTTTTGCCTCTGTTTGGGCCGCTTGTGCCTTCATACGGACGAGTGCGCTTGTTGCAGAATCGATCTGGGCTTTCATGCCATTAACCGCACTGAATTGGGCTGTGGTTGCACTTGTCTTTGCCTCCCTCATCCGCTGGTTCAATGCACTCTGCTTGAGATCCAGTTCACTGAGTTTGGCGGCAAGCTGATCCACGATTCTGATCTGAGAAGCATACTTCTGGTTCAGTGCCTCGATCTGTGCAGCCTCAAGCTGCTTAACATTGGCTCTCTGCTCGTCCGTTGTACTTTGAGCCAACATAGCTTTCGTACTTTTCCGGATTTCAGAGAGTTCCCCTTCGTACGCCTGGAGACCGACACTCGCTTTTGCCATCTTCTCTTCCGTCGAAGCGATGCTCTTTGCAACACCAGCAAGGTCCTTTTCCAAAGCCTTGATCTCGTTGCTCGTCGCAGGGGTGTTGCTGAATTCAGCAAGAGACTGGCGGAGAGATTTGATCTTTGCTTCCAGTTCTGCCGCCCTCGTCTTAAACGAGGTCATGGATTTGGAGCTACCTTCCATTGCAGCCTTGAATGTAGGCTCAAGCCGCTGGACACTCCGTTCGGTACTCTCAATCTGCTTTTGCAGACTGGATGCCTTACCCGCGGTTCCACTTACATTGACAGAGGAACCGCCGGAGTTCTGGAGTTCGGCAATGGTGTTCTCCAACTCGCCGATCTTAGTTTCGAGGTATTCAATCTTACTCTCTGCCTCACTGGTGTCAAAAGCGACCTGAGCCGGTGCAGAGGTCACACTATTCAGTTTGGCATAAAGAGCAGTGATGATGCCCTCAAGCCGCTTTACCTCGGATTCGAGTTCTGTAACTCGTTCATCAGCGACCTGAGCAGATTCCGCAATTTGACTTACGGAGTTTCGGGGTGTGTCGGTTTTTCCCAGACCGTTAAGCTGATCCTGCAGCTCAGCGATCTTCGTCTGCAAGGACTGTACCTCCGCTTTAAGGCTAGATACCGTAGCCTCAAGCTGCTGGACATATCCATCCGTACTGGCAATACCCCGGTTGTTATTACTGAAGGCATCTTTGAGGATTTTACCGAGTTCCTTAACTTCGGTGGAAAGAGACTTGATAGCCGCAAGCAATTCAGAGCTTCCGGCCTTAAACCCTTCCGGGTTGACCTCGGTATCGACGATAATGGAGCCGTCAGCCTGACCAGTCATAGTTTCACCTTCTTTCTGTCATGCCAGAATCGAAGTGACCGGACAGGTCGATCACTTTTTTCCGTCCTTATGCTTACCCGTTCTGGCCTCATAGCCATGAGTATACTTGCTGGTACGGCTACTGATCTTGTTCGTCTCACGTTCAAACTGCTCGCTGATGAAATCACCAACAGCCTCCAGGGCGTTCTCACAGTAGAAACGACCATTCACAGGAGAGAACGGATGCACCTTGCCGAAGAAGGCCTCGGACATATTGCCGCCGAAGATGTAGTCGCATGCCTCATAGAGCCGGCTCTGAGCGAGGTTCATGGCGCTGAACTCAACCTCATTGCTTTCATCCACGGTACCGTCTCTCTCGATATTCACACTCTCCAGAGGCTCGACGATTTTATCAAAATCAGCCATGACCTCGTTGAAGCGACCGATCATGCCGATGTCGGTGGGATTGAAGTAGAGCACACCGATTTCATCACCGAACTTGTTGCAGATGGGTACCTTTACACTACCTTCATCAACGATGATGTTCATGCCCTGCTTAATTTCTTCCATGATTATTTCCTCCTAATTATTTTTTAAGATGCCTTCTCGGTGAAGGTCTTGGTCTTGGCGTCGAAGGTACCGGCCACGCGGTTGCCGGCACTGTACACGGTGAAGGGGATCTGCACACCGGAGGTGTCGCCGCCCACGGAATTGGGAACGACATAGACATCCTCGCAGTAGGCCCACACAGAGGTGCCGTCCTCATTCAGCAGAACATCGACCTTGGTGGTCTTGCAGTCGTCGCCAGTCTTGCGCTCGTTGGCGATCTCTGCCAGCTTCTCGTACAGAGGATCGTCGCTGTAGGCGTAGAAGGGATCGACCTCGGACTGCACCTCGTAGCCATTGTGGACAACGCTCTGCTCGCCCAGGATGTTCTTCTTGACCTCCACATCGGGGTTCAGTTCCTCGTTGTACTCCTCCAGGTCCTTGCCCAGACGGACATAGTTCTTGGTTTCCTTGCCGAAGCTGGCGTCAATGAAATGAGCCAGATACTTGCGTTCGATTTTTGACATAGGGTTCTATTCCTCCTATTGTTCAGAAAATCATGGGCCTTGCGGGAGCCTGCTCTTGAGGAGGTTCGGGTGCAGGCAGCGCATTGGGGTCTGCGCCCTGCAAGCTGTGGTATGCGTCGGAGATGCGTCTGGAGAGGTTCAGTTCCCGGTTCGGCGAATACTTGTCCTTCTGACCGATGAAGGAATCAACCGTGCCGCAGGCCACCGCAAAGACTTTCTTGCGTTCTGCAGCATCCTGGTACCGCCAATCAGTATGCCACTGCTTGCGGTCACTGCCGGTGCCCAGCATCTGCCCAATGATCTTGGGGCCGTAAGGCTGACCCTCATGCTGCACCCGGTACTGCTCCAACAGGCGTCCCATCGTGGGATTGTCTGCATACTTCTCGGCCATTGCCTCGAACTCTGACGGGGACAGATCGAAGAGTCTGAGGATCTCCGCATCCTCGGGATGCAGGCGGCCTGTACTGGGAGTGCAATGCTTGTCCACGGCCTTTTCGTATTCTTCCCGGAGCTTGTTGACGGCCTCCTGGTGATCGTCCAGAATCTTCTGGCGCTTGGCCGCCATTGCCTGCCGGTGATTTGCAAGGCCCCTCTCCGTGAGGAATCCGGCACGGACATCCGCCTGCAGATCATTCAGCATACTGGCAGCACCGGCATCGTGAGTACGCAGGGCCTGAATAGTCTTATGGCCCAGGTCCTCTAATTCTTTGAAATAGCGTTTCATGTTAGCCTTTCCTTTCATAAATACATGGTTATTGACTTGATTTGGGAATTGCTACTGTTTAGAAGCACACCCGGATGTCTGCACTGTTATCACCCCCTTAAAATGGATAAAAAAAGGCATGGGAACAGCTGTAAAACTGTTTCCCATGCCTTGATCTGGCTAATCGCTGTAAGCGACGGTACTTATTATTTGGAATATTATAATGCCTTGAATAGGCTTTGTAAAGTTTGGAAACAAGCCCACTCACAGCCAATTAATCGGTGCAATTCTCCTACCATAGTTCACCTTTACCCGTAGAATAATCGTCGGTTCTAACCGCAGTGAGCCGTCATGATTGGCAGTAGGGGCGTTATTCCTGCGCCCTCCAGTCATTCCAGATTTCTTCCACTGACGCACCTTGCTGCAGACGTTCTGCGCAATACCGGAGAAAGGATACAAAATCATCCTGCTTGCCGATGTACTCAGCATATACGTACATATCTTGAATCTTATCAAAACCTTTCATGTTAGCCATATCGATTCCTCCTTGATTTTCTTGCCTTACTCTGTTACAATCAAGGTGGCCGGGGTAAGGCTCCCGGCTCACCTTTTGGTGTGGGGTAGCGGTCGCTTGTGGAAGGGGGACCGCTACTGTGGTTTTCAGCTCCTTGTTCGTGTCACCGGGCAAGGAGTTTTTTCCTGTTTCTGCTGAATAGAGTTTGTTTCGCACAGGGGGCAGCCATCCCATTTGAGTTGTTTCGTTGTGTGTGCACTTACCGTCGGGCCGCAATGCTCATTCAAGCCGTATGCCATTTGAATTGTTTCGCCCACGAACAAAAAAGAGTTCGCTTATCACTCTCATTCCGGATGTCTCCGGGTGCAATTGTTTGTTTCGCAGAGGGTGCAGCAGGTGCACTCTCTGCAACATCATTTAGGAATCTTCTCACGACGCTTTGCCGGTCCTCCGGTGGCTATGTAGATGTGCCGATACGGTGGATGCTTCTGGCTCCGCTTAACAGTCGCTGTGGGATGTTCTTTTTTGATAAACGTCTCCACACTTTGAGCCTGCTGGGTCTCTTCCGCAAGATGGGCAATAGTGATCTTCACGGTAACTCCTCCTCAGACACCAGCATCAACGACTCTGCTGTAAAAGTAGGTATCCACTTCTCGATCTGGAATACCGAGTAGATCACATGCCAGCATGATTTCGGTCAGCTTCCAATAAGATCGATTGCTGAGCTTCTCTGCTACTGTGCGCGCCGATAGACCCATGTCTACAGCAAACGCCGGAACGCTCCCGTACAACTCTACAATCAGCCGACGCAGCCGAGAAAAATCGTAACGTAATGTTCCGCCACCAGTTTCCTTTCTGCCTTTAATAAAGCCATCAACATAACCGTCGTGGTACGATGCCTGGACCATCTCCAGGGTATCAAACCCAACCGCCTGCATGATCTGATGTGTCTCCTCCAGAGACCGCTTCTCCGTAAAAATAATCTTCACGAGCACCGATGATACACCTCCCGGCAGTTGACGAATGCAGATCCATCTGCTACAATATTTGCGGAAATGGCCTTCTTTACCTTTCCATTCTTGCCGTCCGCTGTGTTGGTAGCACAGGGGACGGCGTCTTTTTTGCAATCACAAACCTCGCCATAATCGAGATGTGCGCCGCACGCGGGACACTCTTTATACTTCATGGGGATCCTCCTTGTTCTGCTGCATCGGTGGCACTCTTTGCTGCCAACCATGCTTCATATTTTTCTGCAACGCCTGGTTGCTTCATATATTCGGCCACGGCATCCACGATCGGAGCCAACAGGAATGGCCGAATGCACTGGGGAATACTTGCTGTGTCTACTGTTACTTGTGTTGTGCTATACCCGTTTGGAGATTTCATATCATGTTCCTTTCGACTTTCTTTTTTGTAATCAGTCGAATCTTCCCACTAAAAAAGTGATTGATCCGGTAATTACAGTTTTTGAAATCACTTTCAAAATACTCGTCGATTATATCAGGATATTCCAACGGGTCAATAACATTGATGCCCCCAGTGTAGGCTGTAAGATACGGCATAGCATCAAGGAATGTTTATGGTAAATTAGAAATACAGTAAAAGGGCTCGAAAAGTGCATAACCTGACCGGCGTAAAAAAAGCCATTGTCAGCACCTAACATAATCGCTACCATAGTGGTGTCCAATCACTTAAG